CTCGACTCGATCAATTGGCGGATCGCCGCGCACAGCATGCATGGCCGTATCGGTCAGGAGATCTGGCTAAGGGGCATTCGCGCTTTAAGAACCATATCGACAGCATACGGCCACCGGGTTTGTGGTTTGGCGAAAACCTTTACGCTGGTCCATACACGCCGACAGCCAGACATGCGATACAGGCTTGGCATGACAGCTACCGGCATCAGCTCATCATGAGCCGCCCCACAACGGATGAATGTAGCGCCGTCGAGGCGTATGACGGGAAACGGTCAGTGGTGGCATTAATCTGCGCAGATAGAAAATCAGAGGCTTGGTTATGAAAACGGGGACGCTCAACGAATTTGTGGAATTGCTGAATGAGCTGAAGGCGACGCAGGCATGGAATGAAATGGGTTTGCTAAACGTCGATTTAGCGAGAATGTTGGGAGTGTCTGAACGCACCCTGTATCGATATCTTGCAGGCAGCACAGCGATCCCTTTAACTGTCATTCTTCTGCTTCGCATGATTCTTAAAAAAGACAGCAAGGTGCGCAAATGAATCTTCGCGATTATCAGCAAGACACAATTGCACAATTGCGTTTAGCAATAGCAGGCGGTTCAAAGCGGCCTGTCGTGCAAGCCCCAACCGGCGCGGGAAAGACGGTGATTGCTGCGGCTATCGTGAAGATGGCACGCGAGAAGGGCAATCGCGTGATCTTTTGCGTGCCTGCGCTGAGCTTGATCAACCAAACAGTCGAGCGGTTTCAACAGAACGGCATTCATGACATTGGCGTGATCCAAGGCCTCCATGAGATGACTGACTATCGGCAACCTGTACAGGTTGCGAGCGTGCAGACGTTGATGCGTCGTGATTTTGCGAAGGCGGATCTCGTGATCATCGACGAAGCGCATGTCAGTTTCAAATTCTACCACGATTGGTTCAACCGTCCTGAATGGAAGGATGTCCCAATCATTGGGCTGACAGCAACGCCGTGGGCGCGCGGCATGGGCAAGCTCTGGGATCGTTTGCTGATAGCTACAACGACGCAGCGATTGATCGATCTGGGCCACTTGTCAGATTTCAAAGTGTTTGCGCCATCCCATCCTGATCTATCGAAGGTGCGCACCAAGGCTGGCGATTTTCACGAGGGTGATCTAGCCGCCGTCATGGATAAGAATGCGCTTGTCGCTGACATTGTTTCGACATGGTTAGAAAAGGCTGATCGCAGGCCAACGCTGTGTTTTGCAGTCAACCGCGCACACGCAAAAAACTTGCAGACGCAATTTGAAGATGCAGGCGTGCGCACGGCGTACCTTGATGCGTTTACTGATCTGGAGGAAAGAGATGCAATCGCTCGTGATTTCGCAAACGGAGATGTGGAAGTTGTTTGTAATGTGGGCGTCCTTACTACTGGCGTTGATTGGGACGTTCGTTGCATTATTCTCGCTCGCCCGACTAAGTCAGAAATCCTATACACTCAGATCATCGGACGCGGACTACGTACTGGAACTGGAAAGGATCATTGTCTCATCCTTGATCATTCAGATACTACTCTGCGCCTCGGTTTTGTTACTGACATCCATCACGACGAGTTGGATTCCGGCAAGCCCAAGCTAAAAAAAGAAGAGCGTGAGCCAAAAGAGCGATTGCCGAAGGAATGCCCCAAGTGCGCATTTCTCAAGCCGCCGAAGACACGGCAATGCCCGGTGTGCGGTTTCATCGCTGAGGCGGTGGACAATATCGATCAAGTGGATGGCGAGCTGGCAGAGTTGCAGCGCGATGGCACACGAAATCGCAAACAATATTCGCTCGCTGAGAAACAAGAATTTTATGATGAGCTGTACGGCTATGCGATGGAATATGGATACAAGCAGGGCTGGGCATATTGGACATACAAAGACAAATTTGGCGCCGCGCCACCAAACGGCATGAAGCCAACACCTCGCGCTCCATCGCCATCGACCCGGTCATGGATCAGGCATCGCAACATCGTTAAGGCAAAGTCGAAAGCACGCATGGCGGAGCGCCGGGCATGAAACAGATCGTAGATGCAGCGAAGGGGCGCTGGCCGGAGATCCTCGCGCAGTTTGGGGTGAGCCTGCCTGCGAAGGGCAAGCATGGCCCCTGCCCTGCCTGTGGCGGCAAAGACCGGTTCCGGTTCGACGATAAGGAAGGTCGCGGATCTTTCTATTGCTCAGGGTGCGGTGCCGGTGATGGGTTCATCCTGCTGGAGCGGGTGAGAGGCGTCGGCCTGTCAAAGGCGACGGAGATGGTACGGGACTATCTGAAGATCCCGGCGGAGCCTCGCAGCCAACAGAAGGAAGACCCGACGAAGGCCATGCGCGCCCTCTGGGAGCGGGCTAGAAGGCCTGTCGATGGCGGACCGGTGCAAAGATACCTCGATAAGCGCCTTGGCCCTCACGAGCCACCTCTGTCGATCCGCGAGGCCATGTCAGTTTTTGACCCGGAGACCAAGCAAAGCTTCCCGGCAATGATTGCCAAGATCGCGAGCCCGGAGAACCGGGCGGTAAACCTGCACATCACCTATTTGACACTCGACGGCAGGAAGGCGCCCACGCCGAAGCCCAAGCGGGTCATGGCGGGCAAGTTGCCGGAAGGCTGTGCCATCAGGCTGGCTCCGGCTGCGGAAGTCATAGGCGTCGCTGAAGGCATCGAGACGGCCATGGCTGCTTCAATCATGTTTGATATGCCTGTGTGGGCCGCTGTGTCCGGCGTAGGTCTGTCGAAATGGACCCCGCCTGCGATTGCGAAATTTGTCGTGGTTTTTGGCGACTGCGATGAAAATTTCGCCGGTCAGGCTAAGACGTATGCGCTGGCGCATAGGCTGAAAACGATATTCAAGCGGGAAGTCGTAATAAAGATACCAGAGAGCAACAATACAGATTGGAACGATGCCTTTGCAAAGTTCAGAGCAATGCAATCCATGGGGGAGTTGACGAACCCCTTCGCCTAGATCATCGTGCAAAGAAATCGGCCCCCGGAGACGAATCTCAACGGGGGCCGGTGAACCAAGAGAACTCAGAGTTTGGCGGCTCGTGATCTTGGCTCAACTGGCCTGATTATATCTACAAAGGTCAGTTTGGCAAGTTCCGGGTCATTACCATCCATCTCCTGACGTTCCTCTTGGTTCCTCTTGGTTCCAACGCAGGCATGCGGGCGTCGGTTAACGGCAGGCCACCAAGAGCAACCGATACTGTGGGATTGGTCCATATCGGAACCGCAGCCCGAAGGCGCGAGGCGGGGACCACGGAGGCGGATGGAGCCTTCGCAAGCAGCGCGCCGGTCCTGTTGCCCATCTGCGGCAGGAACCTCCGAAGCGACGGTCGGCTCCGGCCTTCTGGACGTTCATTGGTTGAGGGGACCACCCTGCCACCCGGCGGGGATGGTCGCCCTTTGCCTCCCTTGCTCTGGTCTCACCAGCCTTCTGGATGGTAGTGAAGGACTAGATGGTAAAGGATAGAGCTGGGGTTGCTGAGGCGGCGGTGCCGATCCACAGAAAACATTTGTACAATCAAAACACGATCAAAAGTTTGGGCGTAAACCCGGTAACAGGGGCAGTGGCCAAAAAAGAACCCCGCCGAAGCGGGGCTAAGTTCTTCGAACAAATGCTGACCGTCACAGGTGTTACCGGCCAGCCTTTGCATTTTTAACCGACTGCTTGTGCCGGTCAATGAGCCGGTCGATGTCAGCGATGATGATGTCGCGCTGTTCTGGCGGAAGGCGGCGGACCACGCTGTCGAGCAGCGAGGTCATGTAGCCAAGCGCGAAAAGCGGGGACTGCATGTTGTTGTCAGGATGCGCCATGAGGGCGCGGATGAGGTCGTCTTGGCGGGCAACATCGATATTACGCATTGGTCTTCTCCGATTCTTGAACCATGTTCCAAACGAGATCTAAGGCGTCGCCAATTTGATCAACGGCGCGCATGGCGCGGTTGGGGTACGGGACACCATAGTCGCCATCCTCGACATCGGAATATTCTTCAGCGACCACGACACCAAGATCCAAGGCGTCGATCAGTTGGTACATTTGCTCTTTTGTCAGCGTGAACATCATCATTTCTCCTCAGTCTGCCGTACCGGCGGTTGCATAAACTCGATTTTGAAGGGCGCGGGCGGCGTCCATGTATTCCTTGATCTCTGCGTCGGTTGCGATGCGCCAATCGACATCGACCCGGTGGGCTGCGGCATAGCCTGCGGCTTTGGCCGGAGCGGCTGCTTCATCCCATGCGCTGATGAAGCCAAGGTGGTCGCCGGTCTTTGCATTGGTGAGTACGAGAGTGATCATAAGTGCCTCCTGTTGATTAACTGATACGGTTGTATCACATGACATTCTGACAGTCAAATCAGCTCGCGATCCGCGAAGGCCCGATTGACCGCGACCATCGCGGACATGCTGACCCGCTTGCCAATCTTCAGCGGGCCATCCCACACCATCGCCAAGGCGCGCCCACGCTCATAATGCCATTGCTTGGATGGGCTATTGGCATAGGCTTCATAGTCAAATGGCTTGCCTTGGCTGGCATCATTGAACCCGCGCACAAAGGCTGCGCTGCGGATCAGCTCCTTGAGGGTGAGCTTAGCGATGGGCATCTGATCGACCCCATGCTCGTAGGTGGATTTGCGGGCGCGCATGGTGGCCTCCTCACGCTGCAATGAGCTGATCGTCGTGATGCTCGACGGCATCAGGCTGGACGAAGTCCCAATGGGGATAGAAGCCAGTCATATCAGCGCCGTCGATAGTGACCGCCTTAAAGAATTGAGCGCGCTTCTCAGAGCGGCGGCCAACGCGCAGGGTGACGATGCAGACGCGGATGCTCTCAGGGTGAATTTCAATGCCGTCCCGCTCGCAAAGCCAGAGAGCATAGCGTTCAGCCTGTTCGCGGATGCCAAGCATGGGGTTGCCCATCTCGCGCTTGTGCTGAGCGCGCTCGTTGCGAATCCACTGGGTTTTGATCTTGAACTTCGACATAACAACCTCCGGTGATTTGATTAACTGATATGTTGGTATCACATGACAATTTGACATGCAAGCGGGGGCCGAAGCCCCCTGCTCTTAGATATGCTTCGGGCGGCTGATGATGGTTTGCTTCACGCCATCGCGCACAGCGTGTTCCTTCACTGTGGCCTTGATCCATACGTTATCGCCGCGCTGACCAAGCGGAACACCCTTTTGGATGTAGATGTTGCCAGCGGCATCCTTGATACCGGTCACATAGGTCGTGCCGTAGGCGGTGTCGTAGCTGGTCGAGAAGGTGATGGTGCCTTCGATGGTGATGCGTTCGCCAACGGTGCCCACATGCTGGCTCTGAGCGGCCTCAGCAGCCCGCGCAGCGGCCTTGGCTGCACGGCCATCGATCTGAGCGAACAGGCGGTCCACGAAGGCCCACTGCTTGTCTGAGAGGGAACCATACTGAACCAACTTGCTGACCAGATCAGCAATGGTGCGTTCCTCGTATTCGAAATCATCGCGGGCGGTGGCGCTGTAGATCGCCCAAGCCTGCGTGAGGTTGCGTTCCGCCAGCTCATGCTCTGCGCGAGCCTTGCCGGTGCGGAAGGCTTTGGTGCGCTTGACTTCGGCGCGGGCCGATTGGAAGTCAGCGCCGTGAAGCTCCATCTTCAACGCGCAGTCTTCGCCAGTGCAGATATAGGTGTTCGTCGGGGCGTGATGCCAGACGGCCAGATACATCGCGCCAGCGCCGCAAACCATGCATGTGCCGCCATGGTTGTGGGTGCTGTATTTGCCGCCGGTGGCGCGGATATGTTCGCCAATGACCTGAGCGGAGCCAAGTGTAATTTCTGCGCCCCGTTCGCTGCTGCCAATGTATTTGACGGCAACAAACTCGTATTCAGCCGGGTTGATGGCGCTGGGGCGGTGGATGTCGGTGCGGGTCATATGTGCCTCCTGATAACTAACTGGCATGATGATCTCACATGACAATCTGACATGCAAGCGGGAAAATTAAAGGGGGCCGAAGCCCCCTCTGTCAGGCCTTTGCCATGGCGCGCCAAGAACGGGTTGAGGTCTTGTACAGGCGGCGCTTGCCATCGGCGGGTAGGGTGGCATCCACATAGTAAACCTTCGCGCCTTCGACCCGGCGGCATTCGACAGGTGTGCCGACGCTGTTGATACGGCGGTCGCCGGGGACGATGGCCTCCGGCTTATCCTCCGGGCGGACCTCGATCAGATCCTTGCCGTGGAACGTGTCGGCAACGGCGGTGAGGTAGGCTGCGGTCTGCTCGCCAATCTCAGCCCGGCGGCGCAGGCGGAAAATCTCGCTATTCAGGCAAGCGCGAAGGGCATCAGCGGGGATGTCAGCGATGGGCGTCATAACTGCGTCAGAATAGCGATTGGCGCGATACAGGAGCTTCTCAGGGAGCTGGCCTGCCTCGATGCGGTCAGCCTCTGCGCGAAGCTCTCCAGTGGACTTCAGGATGGCAGCCACAGTCGCGTCGAGCGTCTTGCGGCTGCGCTCTACCGGCTCGAATTGATTGCCTGAGCAAACGCCGTTGAACCAGCCATTGCGGACCGTATAGCCGTGGTGAGCCATGGTGCCTTGCTTGACCGCTTGCTGGCGACCGCAACGCTGGCAATGACCGCGGTACTGGATCTTGAATGCTGACATGATAAGCCTCCTGTTGATTAACTGGTACGTTTGTACCGCATGACAATCTGACATGCAAGCGGCTTGTGATTTGACCCGACGCATTTTCTAGCCCATGGTGGGCCATCAATGGAGGTTGAGATGTTTGAGTGGGCAGTGCTTTGGGGTGGCTTGACCATCTTTGGGATCATACCGGGGGTGATCCTGCTTTGGGCCTATTGGGTGGGGTCTGACCTGCAAGGCGAGGACGATATGGACCAAATCGGGTCTCTGGATGTTGATGAGCGGTATAAACGCTTTAAAGATCAATGAGTTATGCTATGATTGGTGAGATCACGCTACCCTGCTTGCTCTCCCCTCCCTCTGCGGGCCGGTCGCACAATGCGTGGCAGCTCCGGCAAGGCGTGAACCGGGGCACTGAGGGGAGGTCGGCATGAGGCAGGCGACAGAGGACAGGCATAAGAGGCACCTACAGGTGGTCGAGCTAAGGGATCTGGGCCTGAGCATCGAGGGCATCGCTGAGGTGCTGGGGGTCCACAAGGATACGGTCTACTGGCATGTCCGCAGGGAGCAGGCGCGCCGGGACCGCTTGGCGAATAGAGGAGGGGAAGACGATGCAGGGGATCAGCCTACACTTGGCAGCCTACCATATCGTGGTCGTGATCCTGCTGATCATGATCCTATTGGCAATCCTAAGCAGGGACTGAAACAATGACACCTGCACAGGAGATGAGGCTTCACTACGCCATAGAGGATCTCGAAGACCTGACGGATACGGTCGAGCAGATGCAAATCGCCATCAAGGCAGCCAAAGATCATCCGAAGGACATGCCGTTGATCATGCGCACAGCCTATTTTGCGCTGGCATATGCAGTGAACTGCTACACTGGCAGAAACAACATCCGCAACGAAGAGATGGAACGCCTTGGCATAGGAGATGAACCGTTATGATGAAAGCCAGCGAAGGCACTAAGTTTGCGCTCACGGATGAGGCTATCGATCGGCAATGGGTTAAGGATCTAAGGAGGCTGCTACAGAGCCTTGATGATGAGCTGACGTGGGCAGAGAAGCTTCCAGAGGTCAGCGGTGTGTCAGTCAACACATGTACAGACCGCATGAACAGGTTCTGCCAGAATTATTTCAAATACCGGGAAGAGGAAAAGCAAAGACTGACAGCCAAGGCAAAGACTGCAAGGAAAAGGCTGAGTGCATGACAAAGCGCAAAGAAGACGCAAAGGCTGGAAGACCAACAGTCTATTCTGACAAGATAGCTGAACACATCATAGAACAGATCTCTCTGGGCAGGACATTCACATCAGTCTGCGCAGATCCAAATATGCCAACTGTGAGAACGATTCAGTATTGGGCAGCGCAAAAGCCGGATTTCTTCGCGATGCTTTCGCGCGCTCGTGAAGCAGGGGCTGAATATCTCGTCGGCAATCTCCACGACAAGATGGTGCAGCTCGTTGAGGACGCAGAGGTCAAAGACAAAGAGCTTTTGCCGCCGCGTGAGCGCGTTGATTCGCTCAAGCTTTATGCGAGCCATGTGCAATGGATGACGGCGCGCTTGAACCCTCGCCGATACAGCGAGCGGGTTCTGGCTGAAGTGGCAAAGCTTCCGCCACCGCCTGAAGAGAAGACGCCTGCGATTGCGTGGGACTATCTAAGCTACGACGAACGTGAGACGGTGCTAGAGCTGGCGAAGGCTGCAAAGCGTCGGCAGGACGGCGAGTTAATCGAGTATCATGAAGAGGGGGACGAATATGACGGATCAGACGAAGGCGCCGGAGACGATCAACCTGATCATCCTACAGGCTGACAAGGATGGGCAGCTCACCTGCTTGAACCATTCCATCGTGAAGCAGTTTTCGAGCGAGTACATGCTGATCGTCGCGCAGGCGCTGAAGGATGTCGCCAAGGGCATCAAGGCTGAGGCGCAGGCGAAGGCGGTGGTAGAGGCCCAGAAGGCCCGGAGCGCGCTGTCATGATGCTCCAGCTAGATCCGCCTCTGCCGGTCGATACGCCGAAGGGCAAAGCTCTGGCGCATGTCCTGATCGATCCCGGTGTTGAGCATGACCTGCTCTGGGTTTGCTTTCAGGACGATGGCGAATGCTGGACATGGCGCAACCCTGAGATCCGGGCGCAGAGCAACATCACGATGGGCCGCGGTCTGTCGAGCAAGAGGGCTGTGGCATGGGCTTGGTGACCGATCAAGGCATCTGGGTGACGCTCAACACCACAGAGGTGATGCAGGCATCGATGGTGGGCATCCAGTGGTTCATGAACGGCTTCGAGAAGGGCATGCAGCACAAGCCGCCGATCAAGCCGCAGGACAATGCGCTGCTGAACAACATCGAAGGCGCATGCGGGGAGATGGCTTACGCCAAGATGCGGGGCGTCTATTTCGAGCCAAGGCTGACGGCGTACAAGGGCGCCGACTTCGGTGAGAACGTGCAGGTGCGCACGCGCAGTGATCATAGCTATGAGCTGATGATCCGCGACAATGACAACCCTGAGCATTTCTATGTGCTGGTGACCGGCAAGGCTCCGGTCTACTGCGTCGTGGGTTGGATACAGGGCGCCGACGCTCGCAAGCCTGAATGGCGCAAGGACTGGGGCGGGCGAGGCGAGGCGTGGTTTGTGCCGCATAAGGCGCTGACGCCGTTCAAGGAGAAGGCCGCATGAGCTACGTTTCATCTGGCTGGCATTGGCAATTTGGGTGGCTGCGTCGCCCAGAGATGGATGATGCCAATGGTCACTGTTACGAGGAGCCAGACGGCGACCTGCTGTTCTTTGCGCAGCGTGCAACGAAGCGCGCCGCGTTTCTCGATGTCATGATTGACGATGCGACAGGTGATAAATATCTGTGCCTTAGCCGCCGCGTGCCGGTGCGCCAGAGGATCAAGGTTAAGCGATGAAGAGCATCAAGGATCTCCGGCTGACGGGCAGTGATCTCAATCAGGGCGAAGCGCGCCAGTGCGAGGCGAAGCTTTCCCGGTTCATTCAGCATGCGTGGAAATACATGGACCCATCGCCGTTCAAGATGGGCTGGCCGATTGAAGCGGTGGCTGATCATCTTGAGGCGGTGACACGGGGCGACATCAAGCGCCTGATCATCAACATCCCGCCGCGCATGGGAAAGAGCAGCATCACCTCTGTGGCATTCCCTGCGTGGACATGGGCGCAGAGGAAGATCACGCCGACGAGCGGTGCCGGTGTCCGGTTTCTGTTTGCATCGTATGCATTCAACCTTGCATTGCGCGACAGCAACAGCACGCGCCGGTTGATCAAGTCGCCATGGTATCAGCAAAACTTTGGTGACCGGTTCAGGCTTCTGCCTGATCAGAACAGCAAGACCCGCTTCGACAATGACAAGGGCGGCAGCAGGCTTTCGACATCTGTGGGCTCTGCGCTGACCGGCGAAGGCGGCAACATCATTGTGGTGGATGATCCCAATAACGCGAAGGAAGCTTTCTCTGAGGCGATGATCCAGCAGACGATTGACTGGTGGGATCAGGCTCTCAGCACGCGCCTGAACGATATGAAGACCGGCGCCTTCGTGATCATTCAGCAGCGGCTGGGTGAGGAGGATCTGACGGGTTATGTCCTTGGCAAGGAGACGGGCGACTGGACGCATCTGTGCCTGCCAATGAGATACGAGTGGCGGCGTCATAGCTGCACATGGCTGGGGACCAAGCGGGGTAAGAATGGCAAGGAAGAAGACAACTGGTTCAACGACCCGCGCGGCCTTGATGAAGACAGGAATCCGCTGGTCGAAGTGGATGAGGATGGCAACCGGATTGCCGTTGATGCCGAAGCGGAGGAGATACTGGAAGAAGAGCGGGAAGGCACCCTGCTTTGGCCTGAACGGTTTGGTGAGCGAGAAGTGCGGCAACTTGAGGCCGACATGGGCTCATGGACCGCGGCGGGGCAGCTACAGCAAAGGCCGGAGCCGAAGGGTGGCGGCGTCATCAAGAGAGAATGGTGGCAGCCGTGGGAAGGCTCGAACTACCCAGAAATGGATATGGTCATCGCTTGTCTTGATACGGCGTACACGGAGAAGAGCGCGAACGACTATTCAGCCCTGACGGTGTGGGGCGTGTTCAGCGGGCAGGCGGCGCGGCAGGCTGAGCGGTATGTGAAGAAGGATGGGAAGCTTCAGGACAATGTGAGTGCTGAGGTTAAATTCGATAATGCCTTGGCTGTGAAGCTGAAGCTGAACATGGCGCAGCAGTATGAAGCATTCCCGCGTGTGATGCTGATGTATGCATGGCAGACCCGCATGGAGCTGCATGATCTTGTGCAGAAAGTCGCCAGCTCCTGCCGCCAGATGAAGGTTGATAGGCTTCTGATTGAGAACAAGGCGGCGGGCTATAGCGTGTCGCAGGAAATCCGCAGGCTGTATGGGCACGAGGATTGGGCGGTGCAGCTCGTTGATCCCAAGGGGCAGGATAAACTGGCACGGCTCTATTCAGTGTCGCATCTGTTTGAAGAGGGTCTGGTGCATGCGCCGGATCTGAAATGGGCGGATGAGGTCATTACGCAGGTTAGCCAGTTTCCCAAAGGCAAGCACGATGACTTGGTCGATACGGTGAGCATGGGCATCAAATATCTGCGCGATGTCGGTATTCTTGTGCGTCAGCCAGAATGGGCGGCAGACCTCGATGAGGGTCGGCGTCACGTTGGCAAGCCAGCGGATGCGCTTTACCCCGGTTGATTTATCTGGCATGATTGTGCCTCTTAGCGAGGGCATGCCATGACTAATGTTCTATCGAAAACAAAGCGCAACATGGGCGCCTATCTTTATTACATGAAGCAATCGGATGAGGACCGACGATTCAAACAAGTGAAGGATGAATACGAAGCGTATCTAAACGAATGGAGAGGAAAGGTTGTTGAGGCGTGCAAGCTGAGTGGCGTGAAGAAGCAGCGCACACCTGATTGGCTGCCTTATTATGTAAAGCATACCAAAGACGCAGACTGAAACTCTGGGCGTAGCACAGCTTGGTAGTGCGCCTGCTTTGGGAGCAGGAGGTCGCAGGTTCGAATCCTGCCGCCTAGACCAACACAAGAGGGGGAATTGATGGATAAAGATCAAGGTTTTTACAATCATGTAAGTGCCATATGGGACACATATCGGCATCTATCTCGCGAGCGTGATGAGCTTGAATTTGCAAAGAACAAAGTTATCGAAGCGAAAACGAAAGACATCGAAACGCGCGAAGCTTTGATTAGCGACCTTCTCCGCGCTCTTACACGAGCGCAGGAGATCATCATTGATCTTGGCGAGAAGAGCGGCAACGCGGAATTGCTGAAGGACGCTAAGATCTATGCCAATGCCATTGGAGATGTGGCGCATGGTTTGGGGCCAGAGCCTTATCCAGACTATTCTAAAAATCCAATGGTCAAGTATCACTGGTCAAACGTAAACCGTGACGGGTCACTGAAGACGAAGAAGCCAAAGAAGAGGGGCAAGTGATGCGTAAGATCCTAGCCCTTCTTACACTCTTCATCGCCGCCCCAGCGTGGGCTAAGCCTGCCAATACAGAATGCCGCGTGTCTGACGGCACCCGCATCTATATCGTCGCCAGCAATGGCAACGTGATGATCCAGTGGGACAATGGCGACTGGCAGGAAGCCTATGCGAAGGTTGAGAACAATGTGATCAGCGTGATCCAGATCGCGCCCAATGGCATGGCGGTTGTGTCATGGGAATATAAGAACAACTCAGCCTATGTGATTATCAAGAACGACAAGACGGGCCAGCGTGTCGAGAAGCACGCGCGCTGTTGGTTTAAGTGAGGGAGTGATGAGCAAATATGACAAATACAAAGAAAGCGCATTCACGCACGAAGAAATGCAGCCAATGATAGTGGAGACAGATATGGCTGACATGACTGACATTGTTGAGCGGCTGCTAAACCCAGCAAACGTGTTCTACGAATATGCTGCCGACAAAGGGGTAATGCTACGAGAAGCCGCCGACGAAATAGAGCGGCTGCGTGAGGCGC